CGGTGGGAATATAGTTATCAACGGCTGATAAGTAAATACCTTTGACCGTGTTAAAGTTTTCACGACGGCTAACCAAGGTCTGTACACGCATCGAGGCGCGCAAGTCATCCTCATCAAAGGTTAGGGTCGGGGTGTAGTAAGCCCCAGCCAAGATACGCCACTTGCCTTGACTCCATACAGCCTTGCCAGCCATTGCGCTAAGAATCTTATTGATGGATTCTTCAGGCGTAGCAGATGACGATAAAACGCCATGCGCTTCATACTTGTTTTCTGTGCCGCCGCCACTTAGGTTTACATCTTCGTCACAGATGTTTGCCGAGGCTATCAAAGCAGTCTCGTCAATCTCGCTGGCGTATGTACAACCAAGACCATAGCCCGTATTGGTCAGGTAATCATTCAGGCACAGGGCTGGGTTAGCACTCCACAGGGTAGTATCTGAACGCGGGTCGTAGACCTTTTTGCCTCGCACCAAGAAACTGAAATTGGGTATGCCATTCGGGAATTTGTCTTGGTCATATTCCAAGCGCACATATACCAGCGCCGAGCCGCGCAGCAAATGGTTAGAAGTCCACGCACCATCGGTGCTTGCGGTTTCGCTTTGCAGGTCTGTAAACGGCTGGGTAGTGTGTGAACCCGCCGCATACTTCACTCGTATCTTGTTGCCATAGGTAGACCCTGAAGTGGTAAACCCATTGGCATCTAAACCTAGTTCCTCATCGTTAGCGTAGAACGATTCAAAGGCGTCAATCTCATGCCCAGCAATAGCAATGACCATGTGCAAATACTTATTGCTATTCGTGGTGTGCATATAGACGATATTGCCACCAACACGGGTACGACCATAGATGATTTGGTGCGCCCCTACTGCTTGCCTTGCGGTAACACTCTGCCCTTGATTGGTTAGGGTTGGCGAACTTGGCTTTTTGGCTAATGCTTGCGCCGCAGCACCCAAAACCAAACTGGTGATAAATTGCGCTTGAAAGAATGCAAACGCACCACCAGCCGCAGCAATTGCAGCAGATGACGCTACAAAGGTGGAGACTCCCGCGCTGACTGCCGACGCGATAATGACCTGCGGCATCTTAAATACTCCAAACTTTGATGGCTTGAGTCATCGGCAAAAAGGTCAAACCATCTTTACTGACTGCGGCGATTTTACTTCCAACACACACGCCAAGGGCATACCCCTCGCCCGAATCTATCATGACCACATCGCCACGCTTGGCTAGTTTGACGGATTTAGATTCGCCAAGACAATATGTTGCAATGCCCTCGACCCCGCCATGCTTTTCAAGACGCTTGGCAGCGCCCACGGCGGTCTTGTATCCACGAAATTCTTTGCCGTGGTCTACGCCCGTCATGGCTTTTACGCACCCAACGGCGAACATACAACAATCGTTAGTGCCCCACGCAAATGCGCCAATGGTTTCTAAGTGTTCATTAAGACGCTTTTCCCAGCCATCGACTCTCATTTTCTGCCCCAAGTAATTTCCTTATCTTGTAGGGCAGCAACAAATTGGCAACCTAAATCGCCAGCATATAAACTTTGTTGTTCTTCGTCGGTGTAACGAATCTCACGCGACCGGGCTAGGTCAATCAGGCGCGACTCATAGGTAATGCTGATGGTAGCGGTTTCGCCGCCTTCCTCGATGCTGGGTATGTCTAACCGACCTTCAAACAAAAGGATGGGGTCATCAACAACCCCGTTATCCAAAAACCCTAGCCATACCTTGCCTGATGCGCCCTGACGTACATCGCCCAAAGCCAAACTAATAAGGCTGCTGGGTATGCCTGATAAGGTGGCGGTGATGCCCTGCGCCGAACCGTCCGAGGTTTCTTGCACATTGCTGATGTTTAGCAAAGTACCCGTGCCCGTCCACGTTTGGCTATTCCAACTCAGGTTGCCGTAACCACTCCAAGCCCGTACATAGCCACTAGCAAATTCACCCTCAAACAACAGAAACGGTTGCACCTCTGCTGAGTCAACTATTGTCTGTACGTTGGCGGTTATATCCCGACTCATAGGGCTTCCACACAGGCAAACGTAATGCCATACACCGATGCCTCATCAATGTTCCAAGACATTTCATTGCTTGACAAACGCCAAATGCCTTTCGGCGATGACTTGGTAATCTGCGCGTTATCAGCAGGGGATGACCGTAGGCTGGGGAAAATCTCCAGCGTAGCAATACCACTCGCATCGCTATTCGCATCATCTAAGATTTTGTGCAAGGTCGTGGTAGAACCTGACCCCAACTGTATCCAATCGCCAGCCTTTAAGATGCCCGTGGTGCTTACCGTCCATCCATCGGTTATCAATGACGAACCTGTTTGGTCTGCGCCGTAAACCAAAGGCGTTCCAGTACCAACGCCTCTAGGCGATGTATTGGCAGGGTCGCCTAGCAAGAATGTGCCATAGCGCCCTTTCATCTTGATTAAAAAGGCGGTGACTTGTTCGGCGGTAGCACGCTTCATTGGCGGCAAGGTAACCTCGGCTTCCCACCACTCGCCCTGATGCTTGTATACCTGTTGCTGACCAGTAAAAGGCGATGACGAAATACCCACCACCGTTCGGGCGCGTATGTTCATGGCGCGTATGCCAACGTCGGGGAAAGTTACGGGATAAGTGATTGCCATAATTACCTCAAAGCCGCAGCATAAGACCCGCCACGCAACTTGGCGTCAGCCACCGCAGACTTGGCAGCATTGGCGATTTGCGGCATCAGGGTCATTATCTCGGCACGCACGGTTTGCTGCACGCCTGTGGTTACGTTGATGTTTTGCACGACGGTTACGCCGCCAGCAGCCATTTTGTTGTTGGGTACGATTGTCCCAGTTTGACCCGGCACAAACAACTCTGCGCCTTGTTCGCCGACCATGTAAGGCTGACCAGCGGTTACGCTACCGCCCATCGCACGGGCTGGGAATGGCATTTGCGAACCGGGGAATATAGAACCCAAGGCAGTATCCAATACGCCCGATAGCGGTTCGACAATCGCCTTGCGAATTTGGATTTTGATAAGGTCAGCAATGATAGACCGCGCCATATCCGAAAAGGCATCCTTGGCAGACTTCGTGCCCATAATCACGGCGGTCAAGTTGTCCTCTAGGCTTTGCAGACCACGCACCGCCATCGACTGCATTTCTTCGGATACCGTGCGAATTGCTTGCTGGTATTCGTATAGCGCATTAACTTGCACCCGCGTTTCTTCGCCGAACGTCATAACAGGTTCGACGGCAGTTTTCATGCTGCCCTCAAACTTTTGTATTTCATTAAGAATCACACCCATCGGCTTGGCTGCTTCTTTGGTGGTTTCAGTCAAAGCGCCTTGGGCTTTTATAAATTTCTCAACCGATGCGATTGATTTAATTATCTCAATTCTTTGAGCCTCTAAAGAATCCCTCAGAGGATTAGACATTTCTGACGGGTCGCGAGGCCCTAATTCGGAGAGTTGTTTGTCAACATCTGCTAAATCTGATTTCAGTTTCTCAAATTTGGCTTTTAAATCTTCATCACCAAACGCGAATCGAATTGCTTGGGCAAAACCTAAGCCAGCCTTGGTAGCCTCAGAAAATCGACTAATCAAACCAGTTAAAGATAAGGTTAGTTCGATAACAATACTATTCAAACCAGCCTTGCCAATGGTAACCGCCAAGTCATCTACGGCGTCACCAAAGTTAGAAAATGCGCCACTCAGCGTCTTGGATTGCCGTTCAATAGACCCAGCAAATTTGGTTTGTCCCAGTTTCTCTAAGTAGGAAAGGATAGATTCCGAATCTTTGGTAATGGTCTGCGTGACGCCGCCAAATGTCATCTTGACCTTATCGCCTTCGACGCTTGCCTTAATACCAAACTCTTTGAGTCGTTCAAACTCACCGACCGCAGCATCTGCAACTGCCTCAACAAACTGGTTCAGCGTCTTGCCAGTACCAGCCGCAATGTTGCCAAATGACTCAAAACTTTTAACCGTAGGATTGATACCACGGGCAACCAAGATATTGAAACCGCCTACAACTTCTTGCAAAGAGAATGGCGTCTTGGATGCAAATTGGCGCAGTATCTCAAACTGCTTATTAGCCGCCTCTTGCGACCCGGTAAACGTAACTAGGCTGGCTTGTAACTGCTGGAATGACGCATTGATATCCACAATGCCTTTGATGGCAGCGCCACCAATAACACCAGCAATAGCCCCTTGAACGCTGAATACCGCAGACCGTAGCCCGCTAAGTGAACGTGATACGCTATTAAAGGCTGCTTTGGTTTGGTCAACCGCACCAATCTTGATTTGTACGTCTTTACCAGCCATCGCGTTCTCACTCTTTAGTTTCGGCGCGTAACTGGTAGAACGCAGCCCATTCGTTCAGTTCAGTAACGCTAATTTCCTCAATTTCCTCGATGGTTTTGTGTAGTCGGTCAGCCAAGGCAATGAGGTTCATCCTCATACTGTCCGACTTTAGTCGTTTCCCAACGACTCCACCGATTCAACCGTGCTAAACATCTCACCAGCAACACGGCTGACCAAAGTGATTGATTCGCGCATCAGAAAGGGTTTGTCCTCTAGGGTGAACAACTTCTCGCCCTCTTTGGATTCTGCTTTCATGATAATCAAATCAATCATGGCATCAACTGTCGGGTTGTTGAGAAAGCCGGGATACTTGCGTTGCAACTTGGATACGTCGGCTGCGGTCAGCATACCCACATAAACAATTAACGGCGCATCATCCTCGCCCCACTCAACAACCTCTATCTGCTTGCGATTCGCTTGCCGCTTCTCAGCGATGCGTTTACCTAGACTCATTAGACGGTCGTAGTGGTCAACGCACCAGTACCTTGCACGCTGATGCTAGATTCAACCAAGCCATCATACGATGCGGTTACCGACTTGCTGGTAACGATAGCCGTGCCCGACAGATAGGTGTCGCCGCTGGCATCGCCTTCGGGATAAACCGCAAAGGTAATGCTGCTGCCAACAGTCATGGCTGCTTGACCATCGGTGTCAGTC